GGCTAATTATACTAATAGAATTGGCGACGGTCTGTCTACAATGGCCGGTGTTGGTGGAACCACCACCATATACTCCGCCTCATTTACGACCAGAAAAAACCAACAAGATTATGACCTGCAGACAATCATTTCAAGTTCGTCTGCTTCCGGAGTAAACGACAATGGTGATGTCATTGATTACGCTGGCAAGGTTACAGACAAGAGAATTATTATTGATAAAGTGTTTTATCGCTCCCCCATCGCAATGTGGCGCTTTTATGGCTATTATGGCGGCGTCGGCGTTGTTGGAAATTATCAGACCTATGGTCAATACGCTGATGATACGACTTTCGAAATTGTGCCGACCTGGCAGAACAAATTACAAGCTATTATGTATGAAGATTCCTTGTATACCAGAGTTTCGCACTATTCGTATGAAATTCTCAACAATAAACTAAGATTATACCCAAGCCCGAGAGGCAGCGACAACTTTGCGGGGTACCTCGATCGAGTTTGGTTCAGATTTAGAATAAAATCAAGTATTTTTGAAGAAGAAGGCGATATCGATACCGGCATCGAAGGAATTAACAACCTCAACACGCTGCCATTCGACAACATCCCATATGAAAATATTAATGCTATAGGTAAACAATGGATTAGAAAGTATTCTTTGGCACTTTGCAAAGAAATGCTGGGACAAATTCGTGGTAAATTTACAACAATCCCAATTCCGGGCGAAAGTGTTACTCTCAATCATTCAGAACTGCTTAGTCAAGCAAAAGAAGAACAACAACAACTTAGAGATAAACTGATAGAAGTATTAAAAGAAGTGGAATATCCAGAATTAGCGAAGAAAGATCAAGAAAAGGTCACTGCAACGGAGGAAACTTTAAGAAGGTCACCATTGCCGATATTTGTAGGGTAGGAGAGAGTAGATGTCAGACGATAATAAATGGTCTAAACCCAGCGCACCCCCACCACCCTTGTTCTTGGGCAAAAAAGAGCGCGATCTTGTTAAACAAGTTAACGATGAGCTAGTTGAGAAGATAATCGGACAACAAGTCCTGTATTATTCGATTGATTTGACCACAACTCAATTTCACGATATGTATGGCGAGGCGATAAAGAAGACCTTTTTACCCCCAATTCGTGTTTATGCTCTTATTAAGTTTGACGACGAATCAACGCATTATATGGAAAACTTCGGAATTGACAAAATGTCTCAAATTACCGTACAGTTTCACAAGCGGCGTTTGGAAGAAGATCAGGATGTATTTGTCAGAGAAGGTGATTTTGTCCTATATGGCGATATTTACTACGAGATCACCAAGCTTTCACAGCCTCGCAAACTCTTTGGTCAAGTAGACGAAACGTTTGAGATAGCTGCAACTTGTAAGCGCGCAAGAAAGGGACTTTTCGATGCTACCTGATAATTTTGATTTTGCTCAACTGCCTGATGACACTCGCGGCTTGACTTTGAAAGAAATTGGGATGCTCGTCTCGGATATTGAGAATATTGACTATTCCGTTGTTTCGTGGCTCAAAGAAGATCTCTCGCTGCAAGCACTAACAAATCAGGGCTTCACGAAAGTACCCGTCATGTGGCAAACACCTGAGAGATCTTTTCAAATTAAGAATAAAAAAGAATTAAGAGATGCCAATGGTTCCATCACCCTTCCGGTTATAAGTGTCGAACGCATTAATATTACTAAAGACCCTGCGCGCAAAGGCGGCTTCCAGGCGCACATATATTCGGCCCATGGCGAGCCAGAAAATAAAGATGGCAAAGTTAATGGCACAACAGGAAGAATGGTTATTGGACGCAGAATAAAGCAGGACAAAACGCGCAATTTTGCTGTCGCGCAGGCCAACCGCAATCGGTCCAATTTGCCGGCAAATCAAGAAAACACTCGGAGAATAAATAAAAAGATTGTTGTTCAAACCTTATCTATTCCAATTCCTGTTTATATCAACGTTGAGTATAAAATTGTTATAAAAACCGAGTATCAACAACAGATGAATGACTTAATGACACCTTTTATAACCAAAACAGGACAAATTAACGCCTTTGTTATGAAAAGAAATGGGCACATGTATGAAGCATTTATAGACCAGGGCTTTACTCATAATAATAATGTAGCTAACTTAGACGAAGAGACGAGAATGTATACTTCTGAGATTAATTTGAGAGTTTTAGGCTATTTGATGGGTGAAGGGAAGAGTGATAGCCGGCCCATAGTCAGAATTGAAGAGAACATGGTAGAGGTTACATACCCCACCGAGAACGTTCCCCGCCCCGGCGATCCTGATTTTTTTGGTTCTTAAAACACTTCCTGAAGTGTGTTTGGGATTAAAAATACTATTTATTTTTGATTGCGTAAGCATTTAGAGCATTATACTATAGCGAGGGACACATAATGTCAGTAAAGAATTTTAAATTTGTATCGCCCGGAGTGTTTATTAACGAAATAGACAATTCCTTTCTTCCGGCCACTGCAGAAAACATCGGACCAGTCGTCATCGGCCGGGCCAAGAGGGGCCTGGCAATGCAGCCAGTTAAGATTTCCTCATATTCGGATTACGTCACAGTATTCGGTGGTACAGTACCTGGGAATGGCGGAGGCGACGTTTTTCGCGACGGCAACCTTCAATCACCCATGTACGGAACTTACGCCGCAAAGGCTTTCCTTCGTGCGAATGTCGCACCCCTCACATACATTCGCCTTTTGGGACAAGAAACTTCTACCGGTAACGCAGCCGGCGGCGCAGCCGCGGCAGGCTGGAAAACTGACGGCACCCCCACAAACGCGACTGCGACAAACGGTGGCGCCTTCGGATTATTCGTATTCCACTCGGGTACCTCAGCCGCAATGAGCGAAGGTCACTTGGGCGCTGTCTGGTATGTCATGAACGGCGGTAAGGATGGCACCCAAGGCGGACAGATTTACCTGAGTGGCGCCATGCATCCGGGTCTGACCACGGCCGGGACACCCGAAGTCCGCGGAACCGGCGTTGCAATTGCCTCTGATTCGAACGGCCTGTTCGCGCTCACCATTTCAGGATCTCAACAAGAAGAGACAATTAAGTTTAATTTCGACGATAGTAGCGAAAACTTTGTACGCAAGAAGTTCAACACAAATCCGCAATTAGCAAACAAGAGCGCTTCCTTATATTATCCGAGTGCTCTTAAGCAAGATTATTGGCTTGGTGAATCATATGAACAAGTAATGCGCGCAGCATCAAAAGATTCTGGGGTCCTTATCGGTGTTTTAATGCCTCTCGGCCTCGGTGGAACCGGAACTCCAGACACTTCGTATAACCCATCGCAGATGAAGGGTCAAGCTTCCCGCGAGGCCATCGCAGGCTGGTTTATTGGACAAGACACTGGTAATAAGGGCCAATATGAGCCGCAAAATGCACAAAAGCTATTTCGCTTAATTGGCCGCGGCCATGGCGAGTGGCTAAACAACAACGCCAAGGTGTCTATTGAGAGAATCAAACAATCCACTTCTAAGAACAGCAAATACGGCTCCTTCTCCGTTGTTTTGCGCGAAATTAGCGACACAGATCAAAAAGTTGTTGTTCTTGAGCGCTTCGATAACTGCAACATAGATCCAAAATCGCCCAACTTTGTTGGACGCAAGATCGGCACAAGATATAATCAGTGGGATGCCACTAACAAAAGATTGCGCGAATACGGCGATTACCCAAACATGTCCAAGTATGTTTACGTTGATTTAAACGCAGACGTCGAGGCAGGTGCAGCAGAAGACTCTTTGCTTCCGTTTGGTTATTACGGCGCCCCAGTTCCCGTCAATCAGCCCTTCTCGGGTTCAGATTTCGGCGGTCAGGGCGCTGCATCTAATAATGGCGCCTTTATTATCGGCGGAACTAACTTGTTGGCTGATCAGATTAACGATGGCGCCTCAACATCTAGAGCAAAAATCGCCGGCGGCCCGATTGTCTCGGGCTCGATTACCTCTTCATATGGCGCCGATACCCCTTTGACCCTAAATTGTATGTCGGGCACA